TCGTCGCCGGGCTTCCAGAGCATCTCGAACTCGCACGTCGCCTCCTTGAGCGTGGCCGCGGTGGCACGCCAGCCGGAGTTGGCGCGGGTGGTCACGTCGGCCTCGCCGGCCTCCATCGTGAGGGTCAAGTCCTTGATGTTGGACATCTCCACCAGCGCCGAAAGCTCAGCGCCCGGCTCGCCCTGGTAAAGCTTGGCGTTCATGCCCAGGATGAATGTCTGAGTTGGCATACTCTCTCCTTACTTCACGCTGCCGGCCCACATGGCGGGCAACTTGGGTTTCTCTTGCTCGAAGGCCGGACCCATGAAAGGCCGTGCCTTGTAGGTCGCTATCACGTTGCGGCCCTTACGATTCTTCCGCCGCGCCCGACCACCGTATTCCAGCAGCGGTGGCGCCTCCACTTCACTGCCCAACGGCGTGGGGCCGATTACGACGGACTTTCGCGCCGGGTCGTATCCGAAGAAGATCAGTCGCCGCAGCGTCCCGACGTGACTGGATGGCGGGCTACCGGGTTGGCTGACGGCCTTCCGCTTGCGGATGCTGTGCTTTGCAGCCGTGCGGACGAACGCGCCGAAGGCAGACAGCACCTTCCGCGTCGCGCGATCGACGGCGCTTGTGACTGCCTTTCGGTCGAAGAACATCGATTTGGTCACAATGCCCATCATGCTGCTATCACCACCGGTCTCACGGGCAACCTCACGCCGAACATCCGAAGCGACGCTCCAGTTGTTTGGCCAGTACCGCGACGATAGAATCCAGAACTGCCATGCAAATACTTCCGCCCGCAAATAAACCATGGAACTATCGTTTCCTTGCCTTGACCTTCTCGGCGGGTTTGTTTTTCCAATTGTGTGTCGCATCTGCTTGCGCACGAGAACCGTTCTGGCCTTGGCCGATTGTTTTTGCGGCATTCGATGTGATGATTCTTGGCCGAATCGCGATTGCTCTCTGGAAAAAAGAGGTGGGCCGGACTTGGGTCTTTTACGGTGCCCTCTGTGTCATCTTTGTTCCTCTGATGGGGCTGGTGGACTTTCTGTGTAGGCGATAATCTTGCTCCGAGTTTTGAGGGTTGGAAGCGAAGGGACGATACTGTGTTTAATCTTTTTGGGATCATGCCGTCATCACCCTCAACGTCAGCGTCAGCACACTTGTGAACAGCCGCATCTCGCCCAGGTCTTCCTGGGAATAAATGGGGGCGTTTTCCGCCCTGACCCACACGGCATCCCCCCCAAGGGGCAGGCCGAACCGTCCCGTGGAACGGACGAACTCCGCGATCTCCTGGACTATTCCCATCAGGGCGTCGATTTCGGAGTTGTCGCATGAGGACAATTTCTTCTGAACGGCCAGGTCGATCTGGATGTCGGTTTGGGCCAATCCGCGCCCGGCTGTGGTCATCTCCACGGCCTTCGGCACTACCGTCACGTGCAGGTCCGCCAGTTCCCGCAGGTCATACTCCGGCCGGTAGGCGCGCACGGCGGTGAATTCCTTGCTGAACTGGTGCCCGTTCAGTGCGGCCACCACGGCGTCGGCGATGTCGGCGATGATGCTCACGTGCCCACCCCAACAAGCGGCAGTCTCGATGCGCTGCCGAAGGTTAGTTCCAGGTACGGCACCCCGCCATCCAGCACGAAGCGGTGCGCGGCGTCCGGCGGCGAAACGTTCGGCCGGTCGTATGTCTCCTCGATCAGCCCGACGTCGAAGTCGGCCGTCGCGGCGTAACGGTCCAGCGGGATAGCCGAGGCCCACAGGTTCTGCGTGCCGGTAGGCTCAAAAAGGTTCATGACCGCGCCGTTCAGAATCTCGTACTGGACGACCGTGTTGTCGAATTGGCCCGACTCCATCGTGAACGAGCATCGCATGGCCCGAATCCACTGGGGATTCTGCGCGCCTTCCGACCGGCGGATGCAGAGGCGGACCGAGGCGGGATTGGGATAGGCCGAGGTGTTGAACTTCATCGGGCCGCGCCCGACGCCGTACTCGCCGTCGCGGTACTCTCCCAAGATCTCGATGGTGTTATAGCGCACAAAGCCGTGGGCGTTGCGGGCAGCGTCGAAGCTTTCGCCGTCATACAGCGGGATGTACCCGTAGAGGTTGCTGGTGACCGTGGGGTCGAGGTTGACGGCCTCCCCGGCCTGGAGGGCTTGCTCCTTGGCCTCTGCCAAGTCCAGCGTAATGATGCTTGCGCTGACAGTACACTTGCTGGCGAACTGGGACTTCCAGTCGTGGATGAACAGGCCGACCGGAGTGCCTGCATCCTTGAACTGCCAGCCCCCCGGCGTGGCCTGTACTCCGTCGGTGTAGCTCACCTGGAAGTTGACCACGGCCGGCGCCTTGGCCGGGTCGAGGATCGGCCCGAACGCAAGGCCCGTCTGCCTGCCTATGATGGCGGCCTTCAGCGCCGCCGGGTCAGTTGGCCGAAGCTCGATGAACTCCTTGCCCAGGCTCACCCGGTAGCTCTCCGTGGCCGGGTCATGCTGGACCGCCACGGCCTGCTCGATGGGAACGAGCGCCCCGTCCACCTGCACCCACCGCGGTGCGGCGTACAGGCGTGTGACCCGCCCATCAGACTCGGCATAGGGACTTACCGGCTGCACGATCACTCCTCGTAGTAGACGACCGCCCCGGACACTTGCTTGGCGGCGGATAGGTAGAGGTTGAGCTTCTTACCGACGGCGGTCTTGAACCAGCAGGCAGCCGGGTCGGCAGGGGCCGGCAGGACAAAGCCGCCACTGGCCCCCAGGGTCAGCGGGCCGGATAGTGCCGTCCCGCCGGATTGATTGTCGCTGTAGACCGTCGCGGTGACGCTGTCGGCGGCCATGATAATCATCGCCAGGACGCAGATGCTCTTGCCGGTCACCGCGGCCACGATCTCGTTGTTCCCAGCAGCCGAGGCGCTTATTGCGGCCCGCTTGACCTCCTTGCCGCAGGAGGCCACCAGCAGCGCGCCAGAGTCGGTCACCTCCACGTCGGCTGAGTTGAGCCATCGCTTGGCCATGTCAGGTCTCCTCCGGCTCGGCCGGGCTCGCCACCAGCCTGGCAATGCATGGCCGGGAGATCAGCTTGTCGTGCACGCTGCGGTTGAGCTTCAGAAGATCCGAGGTCATGTTCATCAGATCGCGGATCGCCTCAGTATTGGCAGCGATGACCTTGTTGTTGGCGTCTAGGACGATCAGCAGCCGCTTGATCAGCCAGATCACCACGCCCAGCAGGACCGCCGAGAAGCCCAGGAAGCCGTATTGGACGATGGGTTGTGTGATGAGGTCGTCCATGCGCATCTGCCTTACACGTGAACCTGTTTGGTATGGACCCGCAGCGTCCTGCGGTACGGGTCACTCCAGCGCCAGCATGGCTCCTTGCCCGGGGCCAGGACTTCGTAGACCAGCGTGCCGCCGCCGACGGTCTCGGCGATGATGTCGCCGGCTTGTGGTTCGACTGGCTCGCCATTCAGCGCCAAGTCAGCGGCTGCGATCAGGAAGTCGCGGCTCTCGAACCGCTCGATCGCGCCGTACCCGTCGTCGATCTCAAAGACGGTCTTGCCGACCGTGGCCGCGACCTCGATGGAGTCTTCGCCGCGCCGGTACGTCACCGGCCGCGACAGGTGCGCCTGCCGCATCCCACCCAACCAGTCGCTTGCTTTTTCCAGGAGATCAGCCACGCTTCGCTCCCTTCGGTCGCTTCGCAGACCTCAGACTTTAGGCTTCAGACCTCAGGCTTCGGGCCTCAGGCCAAAGGCTGTCATCGCAGTACCTGAGGTCTGTGGTCTACAGTCTGAAGCCTGCTGTTATTGGCTCAGCCGCACGCGGACCAGCGCGTCGCCGTCAGCCGCCGCCGCGATGGTTTTGCCCATCAGCGTGTTGCCGGAGGAGGTCTCGGTGGCGACCTTGTTGGTCGCGTCCCAGTAGACCGTCTTGCCGGCGGCGATGGCCTTGCCGGTTCCCGTGGCCTTGGGCACGTCGAAGACGCCCGCCACGGCCAGGCTGCCCAGGGCGTTGGCCGCGATGGGCGTCCGGGCTATTCCCACCAGGTTGTTCTGAACAACCACGTCCCCAGCCGCCACGGCCGAGGAGGAGGTGTAGTCAATGCTGTTGCCGTCATGAATGAAGGTTGCCGTTGCCATGTCGTGTTTCTCCTTCCGCTCGAACAGTCGAGCAGATGATCAGTTGACCTCAGGTTCGCAGTGTCGCCTGTTCAACCGCTCCACTACTCACCTGCTCTTGAGCGGCTACGCCGCTCACGCCTCGCCCTTCAGTTTGCAGCCGCCCTTGGCGTCCTGGAGGGCGACCCCAAAATCGTGGTAGCCCCGCATCTGGACGCCCAGGACGTTGAAGTCCGCCTCGGCCGTCTCGATGGTCGGCGACTCCTGGCCATTCAGGAACGCCACCTCGATCACAGGCAGGTCGTTGGGGTCGGCCAGCAGGTACCAGGCCTTCTCACTGTTGCCGGTGTAGCTGGAGTTGGACAGATACCGGCTGGCCTCGGCGCGGAACTTGTTCTGGTGCGGGTTGGCCACGGGGTACTTGGTGCTGGCGGTGGTGTCGCGGATCTCCAGGGCCTTGTAGAGCATCGTCGCCATGGCCGACAGCGCCGTGGGCACCAGCATGACCGCCGGCTGGATGCCGATGGGCTTGCCGTCGCTATCGGTCTGGTCCATGAAGGCCTTCTCGGCTTTCGAGAGCCCGTCGATGCCCAGGACGGTATCAGCGCCGGTGAGGTAGTTCTTGTTGCCGGCGGTGAAGAACGACCCGTTGTTCAGGAACACGCCCCAGAAGATGTCGTTGATCTTCACCCCGCTGCCGCGGCCCAGCTTGCGCGGCACGGTGGTGATGGCGCCCAGGTCGTCATTGATGATGTCCCGGCGGTCGATGGCCAACAGCAGGCCGTAGGTGTCGGCCTTGTTGGTGTAGCTCTCGCCGCCCAGGGTCCCGTGCTTCAGCTCCCCGCCGGGGGCGACGATCTCGTACTGGTCCTTGCCGATCAGCCGATACGACGTGACGGTCTTGAAGTCCGACACGTTCCGCACCGCGCAGATGTTCCGCCAAGTGCGTTCCACGCTGAAGAAGCCCTCCAGGAGGAACTTGTTGGCCACATTCGACAGGATCCCGCCGATGTCGATGGTGCTGATCCCTGCCTGGATGTGGGATCCGAAGGCGAACCGCAGTACACTCCGGCTGTCGCGGAAGTTTCGCCCGTCATATCCGTTGGCCCACGCCGCTTCCAGGAGAAGTTCCTGTAGGCCGATACCGCCCTTGAACCGCTTGTCTGCGGCCTCCACGGCCTTCTCGCTGTAGGCGCCGGCCACGTCGTCACCCTTCATCCCGCCGGTCAGCATGCACGCGGCCTCCAGGACCGCGCCGCTCATACTGTTGTCGGGAATGTGCGCCGCCGGCGCCTTGGGCCGGTCGGCCCGCAGGACCTCAAGCTCGGTCCGCGTAACATCCCAGCCTTCGGCGATAGCCTTGGCGGCGATCTCGGCGTGGGCGTCGCCGCTACCACAAACCTTCCGCACCGCCGCGATCCGCTCCTGCTCCGCCGCCGCGCGGGCCCGCATGTCGGCGACCGGGTCGACGGTCAGGCCGGTATCTGCCGCCGTCGCGGCGGTGGCTACAGCTCGAACTGAAGGCGCGGGGGCGTCCGTGCCCGCCGGCACCTTCGCCTCGAGCTTGGGGACTTCCTTGACCCCTGTCTCCTGGGCAATCTCTTCCTGCTTGGTCTCAATGCCTTCCATGATTCGGTTCTCCTTGGCCGTTGCCGCCACGTTTGCGGACGTGTTCAGGTCGGCCCCTAGATCGACAAATGAAATCTCGCCCAGCGTCGCCTTTCGGATGACGTTGATGGGCCCGGCAAACTCCCGACCGTTGACGATCACGGTCTGGCTCTCTCGCACGAATTCAAACTGCTCCACGGCCGCCCCGATGCTCGCCTGCCAAGGGAAGCCGTTCTTAGCGGACGCCACGATCTCCCGAGCGGCGGCGGTATCCCGCGAAACAACGCCCGCGGCGATCAGTCGGCCGTCCTGCACACGGATGGAGTCGGTGTGCCCCACGCCAGCGGTGACATCATGACCGAAGCGAATGGGACGCGACTGTGAGGGGATAGCCAGCCCGGCCAGGTCCACAACCACCGGATACCGCCATTCCCCGACCCGCATGGGCCCGCCCGTGTAGGCGACCATGCTGAATCGCGGCAGTCTGGGCTTGCCGTCTGCGCCTATGTCCGCCGAAGCCTCAATGGTCATCGCCCCCGGCTCGCTGAAGAAGTTCAGCGCGGCGCCGGCCTGAGCACTGGCCTGCCGCTCGCATACCGCCCGGCGCTGCGCGGTGTCGGGGAACTCTTGGACCATCGTCGCGTCGCCCATACAGCGCTGGATGAACCGATCGCGATTCTCGCCCTTGTTGCGTTCAGGCAGCGGCACGGTCGTCCTCCTCGTCTTCGCGGTCGGCTTTCTCGTCACTGGGAGGGGGCGCTTGCGGCGGGGCCTGCTGGACCGTCAGCCCCAGTTCCTTCATCAGGGTGACTTCCTTGGCCCGCTGGCGCAGTTCGGTCTCCCAGTCCTTGCCTTGCCGGGCGTACTCGGCGGCAAGCGTGGTGGTGTTGCTGGCCAGGCGGGTCGCCTGGGCGGAGGCCTCTTTGAGCGGGTCCACGTGCTCGTGTCCGTCCCAGAACCATTGGTGCGGTGACACAGGCGTCCCGCCTGTGTCCTGTCGGTTCGCGGGCGAGACGCCCGCGCTACCAAGACCGAAAACCTTCACCGCCTCGGCCAGCCAAGCATCGAGAATGCGATCAAGCACGACCGTCTCGCAGTGGGCCTGCTCGACGCGAATGCTCTTGAAATAGGTCTGATGGTCCAGCCGCCCCGAGGCGTAGTTGTAGCCGCTGCTGTTGCAGGCGGCGATGTTGTAGGGCATGTTCAGGCAGCGGGCGATCTCGTTGAGGATCTCCCGCTTGAACATGTCGTAGGTCGTCGCCGGCTGCTCGGCCTTGACCTGCGTGGGTTCCCAGCCCTCGGGCGTGAAGACGGCCATGTTGGGAGAGAACTCCATCTCGGTCATCGGCTCGACCTCGGCCGCCTCGCCGCCGGCCGGGGCGTTGGTCTTCATCAGCACGGCAATGTTGGCCGCACTCTCTGCCGCGGCGATCACCGCCAGCGTGTACCGCCGAAGTTGGGCAAAGAGCGGCAGCGCCGGCAGGATGTCGGGCAAGCCACGCCGCTGGCCAGGACGGTCCGTGCGGAACCAGTGGATCATGGCAGAGGCCGGAACCTTGTCGTATTCAAGGCCTCCCGCTCCGAATGCATTTGCAGAGCCCGGGTGGCCCTTGAGGACGTGGTACTCCTTGGAATTGCCGAACTCATCGAACACGATCCCGTCGATCGCGCCGGACTTCGCCAGGGACAAATCGGGCGTGGTCACCTGGTCCGCCTCGACCAGGCGGATGTCCAGCTTGACGGGCGAATCCAGGTTGCCGTTGTTGAACAGCAGGGCGAAGGCCTCCCCGTCCTGCGCCCGGACCTGTCGCATGGTGCGGAGCTTACCGGGCAGATCAACCGCCTTGGCCCAGGCGGCAAACTCGCGTTCGATAGTCTGATTGGCTTCGTCGTTGTCGATGAGCATCTGAAGCCTCGGACCCGTGCCGGTCACGTCGTTGGCCAGCGTGAGGACGATGCCGCGGGCATAGGAGTTATTGGCCACCTCGTACCGGGCGCGGTTGCGGAGCGTGCGGCGGACTTCCGGCGAAGCGGCGGCGTCGGCCGACAGATGATCGGCGTTGGCCCAGTGCTTGCGGTTGTCGGGCGTAGTCTGCGCGGCGTCAAACCTCGCCCGCACGAGCATCAGATGCCCGGAGACCCGTGCCTTCTTTCGCTTTGACCAGGGCCACAGTCCCATGCCTACACCGTCCCCGGCGGCACGATCTTCACGCGAGTCAAGGCCTTGGCCGGGTTCCGCTGTGCGGCGTCCTTGCCGGCCAGGTACTTGTCCGCGGCGATCTGGTTCGGCAGCGGATGCTGCTTGACCTTCACGCCGTCGGCCTCGGCCGACTCCGGGCCTGCTGCGTTCTGCCGAATCGCGTTTTCGATGTCGTCCGCCATCGCTATTTCCAAGTCCGACAACCAGTCGCACGAGCCAAAAGAAAAAGGCCGCTCGGGTGTTCGGCCCCGAACGGCCTGTGTTCTATGGCTTCGCGCCGGGGATCAGCCGGTGCGCCGCGCGTCCTGGTTGTCTGCCCTGAATCTACACCATGAAAGACGTGCTACAAGCGGAATCCGCCCCCGAGACGCGGATTGTTACGCATATAGACCTCGGCCGGTGTGCGCGCAAAAGAAGGCCGGCCCCTGGGGTCCCCCTTTCAATACATCTAGTCTTCGACCTGAGCGTCAGGCCGTGCGACGGCGACGGATCAGCGCCATCCCGCCCATGGCCAGCAGCGACAGCATTGCGGGTTCGGGGACAATCACGGGAGCAGCGGCGTCGAAATCTGCCGCTCCAATTGAGAATAGGGAAAAGCTGATGTCGCCAATTGGAATATCATCGCTTGCCCCCGCTTCACTCACCCGGGCTGGCCCCTCGAAATTGGACGGTCGGTACAGTTCGTTGAGCTTCTCCTCAAGCTGCAGCGTGGTGAACAGTGGGAGCCCCGCCGCCCAGAGCTGAGTCAGGGCTGCCTCTAATCCCATAGAAAAGTAGCCGCGTCCGTTCAGCGAAGAATAATACCCAATGTCCTCCTCCGGTGCAGAGCTAATGAGGTAACACTTATTGACCTTGTCCAGGTCTCCGATATCGCTGCTGTTGCCGGGTTTGCCCCAGAACCCACCTGAGTGGCAAGCATCCAGAACAACAAGCTTTGAAACGCCATTCATGCGCGGATCACCCAGCAAAGATGCCAGCTCATCGTCGCCCACCGCTGGGTTGGTCAGGGCCTCGTCGCCATCGTTATATGCCGGCTCCCCGCGCAGTTGCTGCGCGGCCTGACTTGTGTTGACAATCGGTTCATCGTGTGTGTTTAGGAACCCCCCGTGGCCAGCATAGTAGAAAAGCAGGGAATCGCCCGGAATGAAGTCCATCGACCTAAGCACCTCTCGCCAGTTGTCGTCAGGTGCGACGACCCTAATGTCGTTTGTGTTCTCTAGGCCAGGGAAACGCAGCAGAGCGTTTCTGATCCCCTCCACATCCAAGTCACCGCGTCGTCCGTCGGAGTTTTGCACGCCGAGCATGATCGCGTGAAATACCGGCCGCTTTCGAGATGGTATTCCGGCTCGCCAGATGGAAGGTTGCTGAGTGGCCGCATCCTCGACCCACACTACGGTATTTCCACTAACAGCAGGACTACTCTTGCGTCCGCCCGTGGCCACGGGAAATGTCTCACCAGTGGAAAGTCTGTGTGCATAGATTGCTCCGTTCGAGTAATCACCAAAAGTATCATACTGTGACCACACGACTAGGTCTCCGTCGATCTTTGGGCTGTAGCGGACGACACCCGGACTGTCGGCTATCGCAAATTGCCTGCCGGTCCTTAAGTCTACGGCTCGAATATCGAGACTCCCTTTGCTCTCCCACGGCTCGATGGTCTCCCAGACCGCGATGCTTCCTGAAACCGAGAGCCTGCTCGAAATCCCTGAGCCGCTGATGTTAAGCGGGAGCTCAATTCCCTTAGAGATTTGGTACGCATGCAAGCTATATCCGCCTTCGGACCAAACGATGTAATCGTCGCTCATCGCCATGCAACGTGGGGCCCAGCTCTGGGCAGAAACAAGAAAGACATTTCCGGAGCTCAGGTTCCTGACCAAGGTACTCCAGGTATCTTGATAGGGTACAGTGTAATACGGTGCGACGGCCACATGCGTCCTGCTGACGGCTACGTGCTCTATCCACGCTGAACTAGAACTGAGAAGCGTAGCTGCCCCGCCCCCAACGTTGAGGTAGTAGGAAGAGGATAGGCCGGCCGAACGATCGGCCCAGACGACCGTTCCGTTCCTAATTGCGGTTGCGTCAGGTTGATCGTTGTTCTGTCCGACAGGGTACTCAGCTCCGGTTAGCAGATTGTGCACGTAGACGCGTTCGACACCATCGCGGCTGTCGCTCCCCCAAACCACAAGGTCCTGGTCAATGTCCGGTATAGGTCGCCAGCCGCCGTAGTTCTGCGTGGGCAACGATGAAACAAGAAACTGGTCTGGGCGCGCTTCTGCGGTCGTCAAGAGAGGCAGTACCGCCACTGCAATTGCCGGAAGGCTGATGATGCGCATGTCGTGTTCTCCTGGCTAACGAACGCAGGTACGAGATAACGACGAGACTCAATATCATCGGTCAAGGGAAACTCGGCCGGGCGGCCTGCGGCGACGAGAGGTAGAGTCCGCCGCACTACTCGACCGTTAATCACTCGCCGCTTCCTTAAGCGGGGATGGTCGGAGCGCAAGAGATGATACCGCGCCCCCCCAACCTGTCAAGCACGAAATAGAGCGGTTTCCGTAGAAGATGCGGCATACAGGAAGCACCTGAGTTCTCCGCACATGCCCGGTCACTGACTCAGCCCCCCGTTCTCTCCCAGGTCGTCATGCGCCGGCCACAATGCCGGCATTCGCGTCGTCGGACCAATCGGCCGCCCCAGGCAGGTCGCGTGTAGATGACGCGGAAGTGCTTGCATCCGCACCAGCGGCACTCCAAGCCGCGCTTGTCCTGTGCCGGGTCCCAGGTCTTTCGTTGGGTCACAGGTTCGCCCATGTGTCTTTCCTCCGCAGATCGTCTTGCGTGTACCGCTTCCGCTGCCGCACCGGGGCGGCCTCACCGGCGGGCTTGATTCCGACCATGCTGGCCGCGGCGGCGCAGCCGACGAGACAATCGAACCAGTGGTTGTCGGGCCGGGTCGGCAGCGGCGACCATTCCCGCACCGCGCCGCCCGGGCCTGTGACCTCGACCCACTTTTCGCTGCGCGCCGCGTGCTCGGCGATCAGTTCATGCTGGCGCACGTCGTTCCCGTCTTTGCCAAAAAGGCTGATGCAGCCCCGGTCGCCGGCGGCCGTGGCGAGCCCGTCATGCACGAACCGCTTCCAGTAGCTCACGTCCACCAGCACGTGCTGGAATTGCCCGGTCTTTCGGACGTTGGGGATGTACCAGTAGTGCCCGATGGTCTCGCCGGGCCTGCGGGCGTACTCGGCTATGGGCTTGCGGCTGGCGCGGATGCCGATGCCCTTGGCAAGCATCATGGCCGAGCCGCCAGCCTTGTGCTTCACGTCGGCGACGATGCCGGGCTTGTAGCCCATATCCACCAGGAGACGGTCGATCCGCATCAGGCTTCCGCCGCGGCTCCAGTCGCGGTTCAGGTACGCCGAAACAAGCTGCTCCAGCCCGGCGTGGATCGCCCCGTCCACGCCGGCCCCGGGGAAGGCCCGCCCCAAGGTCCGCGTGGCGTCGGCCAGCGTGAAGGCCGACCGCCGCTGCTCGGGGAACGTGCCGTAGTCGATGACGTAGCCGGTGAACGTCTCCTCCCAGGCACAGACCGCGTAGAACAGCAGCCGGTCGTGCACGTCGATGAACATCGTCAGCTTCGTGCAGGCCGGCGGCACTTCGCCGCGCTTGTAGCCGCTGGTCTTCTCCAGCACCTGGTCAACGGTGAGGACCTGATCGCTAGTCTGTTGGAGCGAGGGTTCGTTCTGGTACTCGGCCGCGAACGCCTCGGGCCTGACCTTCTGCCGCAGGTTCATCGCATGCTGGATGGCGCTGAGTTCCCCGCTCTTGCCGTCGAAACGCGCCTGCCAGGCGACCGCCGCACCCGCGTCCATCGCCTCTTGGCGGGCGCGGTAGAACTCGGTCGCCGCCGCCTTACCCTGGCTGTGGCGGATTTCAAAGTACTCCTCCCAGA